GTACAATCACGGTCTCGTCTTTCTTTACCGAATATTCTCCGCTGATATTTACGACATTCAGCACGGCGTAGTCCTTGGCGTTGATCTTGGCTCGTGCGCCGTGCATTAGGATAATCGTGTGGGTGAATTTAGTCCCGGCAGCCTCTATTGTAGCGTCTGTATCTCCGACGAGGCACACGTACTCTTTGCCCTTGAGCGCGATATTTCCCGCATCTACATATACTCCCAGCCCTTCTAAACTGTCTCGGTTCTTTCTAAACACTTCGACCGAGGGGAAGTTGTGGTCTTGGCAGAATTCGATTCCCTGCGGCGTGAACATGAGTTTTATGAGTTCGGGGAAGTCGTGAATGCGCATTACCTTCCTGCATGCTCCGCCACGGAGAGCGGAAATCCTGATCTCTTCTATATTATGAATATCTTTCATTTCCAATTATTATTGCTGTTTATTTAATTCTCTCTTTAGATAAGCTTCAGCGGTATCTATCACATCATAGCCTTTGGAACTGACGAAGGACGCATAATCCATTCCATCGACGAAAATAACGCCGGTGCCTGCTTTATTTACTTCGTTTAGGGCTTTATTCGCTTCGACACCCGCTGTCGGATCCGTATGATTTTGATTCCCTATAAATCGCCTTTTTTCCTTGCCATTGTAAGTCACGGCATAACCAAGTGAACTGCGAAGATTCCATGTATGGTTTAAATAGTCGCGTTTGCCAGATAGTAGTCGAGCTGCCTTTTGCTCAATAAGTGCTTCGTGGGCTTTTTCATCCATGAAATCGACAACCTCGTCTTCGATATTGTCCATAAACGCTTTCAGGTCTGCTATGTCTTTTTTTATCTTCATGTAGTAAAAAGCGTTAGAGGCTTTCAGTATTTTTCTTAATGCTATTTATCCCTTCCTCGATCCGTGCTAAGGTTTTGTCCATATTTTTAGTGCTGGAATTTATCTCGCGCACTTCGATAAGGGTTTCCGCGTCAAAGCGCAACGATTCATAGCAGGCGACCGACATCTGATCTATTCTATCACCTAAAGTGGCGATGTTGTTTATGGCGGTTATAATTCCTCCAGTTTGCGCCATTGCCATTACATACCCTCGGATGTCGGTGACTTTGCCCTGAATGTCCGTAAATCGGCCGTTTAACTCGTCGCCGGTATCTTGAGACATAGCCTGAAATCCGCGAATATGCTTTTGCTTCCAGCGACGGCCAGCGCAATACTATGGGCCATTGCCACGATACACGCCTTGCTGCCGTCAGATCCCTTGCCGATATGCCGGGCGGCCATGATTCTCGCCGTGGTCCGGGGTGACATCTTGTATATCGTGTAGCTCTTTTGGGCTATTCGGAAACTGATGAAATCCAGCCTTCCGGATGCGGCCATTTGGGGCCTTGGTGTTGTCGCAATGTCCTTGTGTGCGTTTTTATTCTCGTTCATGGGTTTTACTTTTTTTTTGATTTTACATTGATTGCTTTACCGGGATCGCGCCGTCGGTTTCTCTGCTCCCGTAAGGCCGCCAGTTTCATACGCGCCCCTTTTATTCGGTGATTTTTAATCCCATTCAGAATTATCATCAGTTCATCGCGGTTCAACTCAAGCGTCCAGACGGTCCTATCATCGACAGCTGCAAATCCTTTGGTTATCCTTTCTCTCCTCTTGCGCATTCCCCAGATTGTTCGTATATTTGTCCGTCTGGGTATAGCATAGTGAATATGGATGTTAGTGAGATGGGCGGGGCTTTCCCCACCCGTCTCTATTGTTATCCCAGAAAATCCAATGCTTCAGAATGCAATTCCAATTTTCCGTCCTCGTCGATGGTTGCTATTGTCCGGTATCGGGTGCCGGCGGGGAGCAACCCCATTTTGTAATTCTTGTTGCAGGCGACCAAGGCGTTCAGAGCCTCAACAGCCCGGCGCACTTCGTCGAACTGCTGAAGTACACGCCCCCGCATAGTGCTTACATCAATAAGGCGTTGCCGCTCTTGATCTGCAAGCCATTCGGCAGACAATTCGATTTTATCGCCGTTCACCACAAAGGCAGTATAATCGAGTGCCTTCTCCTTGCCGAGGTGTAGCGCTTCATGAACGACCTGCTGCGAATTGTCTATTACTTTGCTAAGGTATTCAACAGCCTGATCCGTGAGCGTTTGGCGGGTTGTCACGATATTTATTTTCTTTGCGTCTTCGGCTGCGATCCGCAGTGCTTGCGCCCGGATACTCTTACTGTTATCCGTCGCAATATCCTTGAGGCTCTCGGTAGATATTTTCAACCGTGAAGCCGTCAACTGTTGTATTGCTGCCTCCAGTTGAGGAATGGCCGCTTTGTAGGTCTCGATAATTGATTCGTAATTTTTCATAGTTGTTAAAAATCTTGTTGTACGTTTGGATTATTCGGCGTCGGGCAATGTTTCCGCCCATTCCGCAGCGCGCTTCTTTGCCTCTTCCTCGGAGTAGTCGATGGCCGTCACTCCTTGGGACTGCTGGCTTTCTTGTTCTTCTTTCATGGTTACTGTTTGATTTATATGGACCTAGTTTTGAAAAGGCCGCCGTCATATCCTTGTTGTATGGCGAAAGGATTGATGCGTAAAACCTGAGTTGCAGATAATACGCCCATAGTAGGGGACATTTCAATATCCATATCGATTATGGCCCGGTAGTTTGTTCGGTTTATTGCATACATTCCATATTTGCGTGCGAGTGTGTCAAGCTCCTGCAATGCGGATAATGCTTTTAACGCAGCATTATAAAGTTCGATTTGCTGCGGATCGTCTATATACAAGTTAGCGGCTTCGCTAAAGACAGCTTCAGCGACTTCAGAATCAAAAGTTACCTGACCGTTACTGTCTACCGTGTAGCAGTCTGCGGGAACAGTCCCGAATGATTCGAAGCGCTTTTGAACTTTGCGGCAAATCTCATTGAATTGCTCCAACAAAGAAGTATATAGCTCCTCTTTTTGGCTGCGTTCTGCGGGGAATACTATGGGGGCTAGTGCCGCATTAAATTTTTCCGTCATACGGGCGCGAATGGCTGTACCGCCGCTCATAATGTCCCGCAAGTTGTCTGCAGTCAATTCCTCGCCGAACTCGGCAAGGACGGCAGGTGTGACAATCTCCCGTAATTTATCTACGGCCGATCTGAATTCATACATTCCATGCTGAAGGGGCATTTGCCCTATACAGATTCTCTTGCTGTTCTTTGACATGATTACATGGGTAAGTTGGTAAAAGGATCAACTGCCAGCGATCTATCCGGGGTTCGCTTTTCGCCACCCTCGATGATGCGCTGGGTTCCGGCATTTATTAGATTTGCGATTTGGGACGCATTATCGTCGCCGATACCGCTGGATACAGCCTCGATGCGCTCAGAACCATTTTGTCCCGTGTGCTCTGCGACCATTTCGCAGACGGCATCTGCACCGTACTTTTCGGCTGCATGCAGCATCTTTTTTAGTTTTTCGTTGTTCATGATGTTTTAAGCCTGTTTAGTTTGTTCTACGCTTGTTTTTCCTGCTGTTTTGCCAGCCTCAACAACTTACGCGCTAATCTTTTGGCCTGCGCCGGGCTAAAATGCAGCATAGCGCAGTCGCTCTGTATGAAATCCGTGTCATAATCACTGACATCGGAGACGTACAGAATAATTTCGTCGTCGCCCTTGCGCATACCGTGGCAGTCGATAATCGTGGTGGTTGTACGGCCGAGAATTAGCCCAATGCCGTGTTGGTTGTCGATCTTAATTGCTTTCATAATCTTTTCGTTTAAATGGTTGTTATCGTCGTTTTATCGCCGTTTTCGGTCAGTCTTTGTAAACTCGTCCCGCAAAGGCGGGTAAAACATACGTTTTTTCATCTCCTGTTTCTGAATTTTCGATTTTCTTTCGTGTTGTGGGTACTTGTTCCACCCATGAAATTTCATGCGCTCAAATCGCGCATTACGTCAAAACGGCTCGGCCTCCCCGATTGCGTCCGCCGTATTCTCGTAGTCGGTTATCCGGGTCAGACTTTTATTATGCCGGAAAACTATGCACCCCGCAGCACCTTCCCGGTGCTTGGCCACGTATAACAGCCCGACGCCCTCAGCCGAAATAATCCCGTAGCGTCCTGCGTCGATCTCGGTTTGGCCATACATTGCCGGCCGGTCAATAAATGCGACAAGATCGGCGTCCTGCTCGATGGCTCCCGACTCCCGGAGGTCCGAGAGCAACGGGGTTTTATCTGCCCGTTCCTCAATTTTGCGGGACAACTGCGACAACAAGATAACCGGGATATTTAATTCCTTGGCCAGCAGTTTGGCCGAACGACTGGCGGCAGCGATTTCACGCTCGCGTGTAGTACTCGCGTTGCGGGTCGAGGTGTCGAGCAATTGGAGGTAGTCGATTATAACCATCCCACACTTACCCCGGCGGGCCATAGCCTTACATTGAGAACGGATCGTGTTTATATTGATGTTGGCGCGATCGTTTAGGTAAACAGTCATTGTCGAAAGCTTCGCGCCGGCTTGTTCGAGTTTACGCCAGTCATCCGTGCCGACATCTCCCGTACGGAACGATACCGAGTTAATCCCCGAACTGCCAACAAGCATTCGCCCGGCCAACTGCCCGGCCGGCATCTCCAACGAGAACATACATACCGGCACGCCCGATGCGGCCGCAGCACGGGCAAAATGTAGCATTATGGCACTTTTGCCCATCGCCGGCCTGCCAGCCAATACGATCAACTGACCACCACGCCAACCGCCCGTAAGAGCGTCGAGCCGCTGCAACCCGGTAGGAATGCCGATGCACTCGCCCGCCTGTCTTGCCTGTTGCCGTCGTTCCAAGTCGTCGAGGGTGGCCCGCACAACATCCGACAACGGCGTAATGTCATCCGAACGCACGACCCGATCTGTTATCGCGGTTATTTCCGTCATCGCCCAATCCGAAACACCGTCGGGATCCGATACAGCACGCGCCGCGAGTTCGTACCCGAAAAGGCATAAACGCCGCCGGGCTTCTATGTCTGCGAGCTGTCTTGCGTGGTCCAGCAAATTAACGCCGGAGCCTACCGCGTTGGTCAGTTCCGAAAGATAGCGGAGCATTTCACCGCCTTTCAGTTCCGGACGCTGCGAAAGGGTGTAGAGGTCTATTTTGGCACCTCTCTCCAGCATCGAGAGCATTGCGCTGAAGATTTTGCCGTTATTTGGGTCAGAAAAGGCCGAAATTTCGATGATCTCCGTCACGTCGGATAGTTGATCCGGTTCGAGAATTAAAGCGCCTAAAATGGCTCTTTCGAGTTCGGGCGATTCCGGCAGCCCTTCAATGGCCGGGCGGTTATAAGAAATTTGTTTTTCGCGTTTCATGGTTTGTCTGATTTTGGGTCGTGTTGCTGAATTCGGATTTGCGGCGCATCCAATTTCGCGCGGCGGCTTTCCAGTCTTTTATCGGGTTTTTACCGGTTCGCCAGCCGTTGGCCGTGAAATAGTCGTAAAAGCATTCGGCATCCGTAGGGGTCCCTTCAAT